GGTAGAACGGGTGCGTTTGCTGTTGGGGGTGTATTGTTTACTACCGTACTCGACACGGTATTAGTCTCAGCGTAAAAATTTTTTGTGCCACCAATGACAAATGTTAAAGTTAGTATCAAGCAACTTATTAAATAAAGAAACCAATTTCCCATTAATCCACCTTACTCATAGACCTAATAAATTCGACACCTTCTATGGTTTCAATTTGCGCTTCTACTTTAGCACAAGATACTCTTGCTGTATCAGATTGCATGTTACGTTCTATAATTCTTTTCTTCTCAAGACAATCTTTGACACCATCTGTTACAGTATGTTCAATCATAGTACCACCAGAAAATAAAATTAAAGCTATAATTACTTTAGTTACCATTATGTCTTACCTTATCTTTTAATTTTTCTATATCTTCTAATGCTTTTTCCATGTCTGCTTGTAATCTCATAATATTAACTTTGTTGTGAGACATATTTTCCAAATCCTCACTCATGCTTTCTACTTGTCCAGCTATAAACTCTAGCAACATAAACTGTTCTTGATCAATAGGTGTTTGAACTGCATTCTTAACAAGATCAGACTCAAATAGTGTTGCTCTAGTTTCAATATTATTTAGTCTTTCGATAATTCCAAAGTATGCCCAAACCGCAGTTGCTGTAACTGCTAATAAACCTAAAAGATTTTTTAATGGTAATCCTATTTCAGTTTTTTCTGAAATACTTGGCATTATCCTTTACTATTTGCGTCTTTAACTGCTTTGATATGCTTATACCAAGAACCTGTCTTATTTAGTTTACCATCATTAATATCATGGTACAGTTTATCCAATTGTTCCTGCCATGATAAGTATTCTGTTCTTCTTTTTACATCTATGGCTGCGTTTGATTCAGCAGTATTACCAGCAGTTTCATAAGAAGCTATTTGTGAATTAGTAGGTTTAGAAAAACTATATGTCCATGTTTTTATATAATCACCACTACCATCATTTTGTAAAGATACTTTTGTATTATCCCAAGTTTTAGAATTTGCTTCTATGTATAATTTAACTTTTGTACTTAATTGTGCCATGTTTTACTCCATTAACTTAAATCCACTAAATCTAGTATGACTTGCATGATATGTTCTCGTTTGACCTACATTATGTTGAGTATAAATTTCTATATAATCAGATGCACTTAGGTTTAATAAAAAAGTATTTTCTATAAAATGCTCTCCACTATCAAAACCTGTATATTGAAATTGTCTAGCTCGATTATCCTCACTACCATTTTTGTAAACTTTTAATTCTACTCTTTCTCCATCATCTATAGTGTCAATTTGAAACTGAGCAGTAAAAAGATATTTACCACCCTCCCCAGAAGGTACAACAAATTTACTATTACTAGCATCATAACAACTACCACTATCAAATTCTTCTGTATTATATAAAAGTTTTGTTGCTGTTGCGTTTGCCACAGATTGATTTGAACCTAAGTATGCTGAAAAATTAGGTGTGTTAAAAGAAGTAGCTGGCTCTTTTCCTATATATGGCATTAAGCTAATATCTCCATAACTGTTGCATTAAATTTTGCGGTATTTGCAAAATTGACTGTGTTAGCACTCACTTTTACATAAGGTGAATAAATTACTGCACTAGTTGTACTAGGTGATGATAAATAGTGCCACGAAGCAACATCATAATTACTTGTTGAACTTTGATAGTTTGAATATCTACTTATTTCACCTGAATCATCTCCATATGATCCACCGCCTACACTTTTATAAATATTCATAAAAAATCCAGTGTTAGCAGCAGCACTTAGAAAAGGGAAACTTACAAAATATAATATTTTTGAATCTGTAGCAGAAGGTGTTATCGTTACTCTGCATGAAGAACTTAACTCAGTTAAAGAAGTTTCTGTTCTATCTTGATTAAGTGCTGTTGATGTTGTTACAATTTGACCAACCTTACCAAAACCTGTGGCTTTGGCCGCAGTTACCGCATCATCAGCTATTTTGGCAGTAGTTATAGCACCATCTGCAATATCAGCAGAACTTAGTGCTGCACTAGCTGGTTTTTTACCAATATAACCCATTTTACCTCTACGTTATTTCTAATATACTTAATGTTGCATCTATCTTTGCAGTAACTGAACAATCAATTTTAATTATATCGGTTGCTTGAACTACTACTTTTCCGCCTGTTAAAACTTCCAATGAAGTACCTGCTGGAATATCAACATCTTTTGCCAAGAATACTGTTTCGTTAGTTTCAGTATCAGAAGTATCTGAAACTAATTGAACATCAGCAGTTACAGCAGCACTATGCACATTGCAAAGAATTAAACCAATTACAACAGTAGTAGTAGAACTTGGCACAGTATATAAAGTTAATGGAGTTCCTGCACTAGCTGGCATTGCTGCGTTTGTTTTAGCTTTGAATGTATTTGCCATTTATTCTCCTATCCTAATGCAATCGCCAATGGTAAAGCATTGGGATCACTTTCTGTTACAGTACCTGTTACACTCATAGCACTGGTTATTGCATTTGAAGAAATATTGATTTGTAATATTTCAACATTATCACTTCCGTCATTCATTTTTAACTTTAAAACACCTGATGTTGCATTATCTACCCATAAAGTACCTGTTGCTACACTACTAGGAGCAGAACTCCCAATGTGTTGTGTGTTTAAAGCACCTAAAATATTGTTTAATTCAGTTCTAAAAGCTGAAAATCCTTGATTTGCTATTGATACGTCTGATACTTGACTCATGTAATAACCTATAAATTATTTTTAACTGCTTTGCAAACCAAAACCTTTAGAAATATAATCAAATGTCCTATCTACAGCAGATCCAGAAGAATTGAAAAAGTTTATTGTAAAGCCTGTTCTTGTCTTACTTGTGATTGTATAAAAATCACCTGTCTGCATATTTTGAGTTGCTATACCAACAGCAGGAGTTGATTGAAATGGATTGGTATATGTAATTGTTTTTGTTCCAGAAGATGTAGCTAAATCATTTTCAGAGAATGTTCTTTCTTCCATATTTAATTTAATAGCAATACTTTTAACATTACTTGATGTCTGGGCATCATCATTAGTTAGTTTCAATCTAAATTTAGCAAATCTAAATTTGAATGTTGCAGACTGTGTAATATCAACAAAAGTCGTGCAATCTGCTAAAGATGTTGTTGATGTTGCTATTTGTACTCTATGAAATGCTGACAGTTGCTCATTCCCATCAAAAGGTGCTTTAGCCTCGTCAAATAATAATGCACCCCTTCCACTATCAAACTTATCATAAGGGTTTTCTGCATCTAGTGTTATTGTTGGCTCTATATTGCCATCAAATATATTTGATAAAGAAATGCTATTTGTAAAATTATAAAAACCTTTTGCATCTCTATTAGAATTAAAATTGTTAGAATTTGATGTGGTATCTGTGCCACCTAATTCAAAATCTCCCTCAACACTATCAAAGTTTCCTACTGTATCATCAAAGTTTGTGACTGTATCAAGTGTTAATACTGTATCACCAGACGCATCTATTTTTACAGCTAATGGAAAAGAACTATCCATACTTGCACTAGCTGTCAGAATATTAGGTGTTTCAGTAAATGTAGATATTTGTTTGTATGCTTGTATGTCAGATATATTGGTTGTGACTATACTTGGCTCTAATGATGAGTTCCCATTTTTATCAATGGCACGAATTAGATATGATCCTGTTCTAGCAGGAATTATAGCATGATCGCATTTTCTTCTAACACATCTAACTAAATTTGTTGAATTTATCCAAGTAGCACCAGATGTCACATTTTGATATCTAATATCATAGAATGATATATCTAAATCTGTGTTTGCAGAGGGTGGTGTCCAAGTAAGTTTCATATGATCTTGTCCATGCATCTCTATAGCAAAATCTTCTACATTTGATGGTGCATCAACTCCACCTACAATATCTCTTGTTGCTGTTATAAATGATGATGAAACACCAAGACTATTTACAGCTTTTGCTCTAACAGAATAATTTTCTCCATCAATTACATTTAACATCTCATAGTTTAATTCTGATCCTTGCCCAATAAGTTTGAAAGCACTTTCAGATGTTTTCTTTGCCTCAACGATATAGTTTTGAACAAAGTTATCTGTCGAAGCACCAATTAAAATATTTAATCTTGTCAAAACAACCCCATCACCATATTCAATTAACTCATCTGTAAGTGTGATTGAAGCCGGTGGTTGTGTTGTAAATGGATCAGGGAATGAAGTATTTGGAACTGAAGCAACTTCTGTTTTACTTGCAAATGTGTACCAATCATCATCATGTTCTATTAAAGATAATGAAACCTCAAAAGATGGATTGATTGCCATTCCCATAACTCTAAATATTTTGGAACTAAAACCTGTAATTGCATGAGTCACAGCAACAAGATCACCTATAGCTAAATTCATAGCTTCATAATTTGCTGTTATTTCTAATCCTAAATTATCTCTACTTCGTTTTAAAACTATTTCACCAAATTCTAATGCTTGATATGGGTTTGTAATTGTAGGTAAATCAATAACACCTTCTTGTAAAAATCCACCATCTGCTGTTTTTAATGTGCTGTGGTCTGTATCGTAAATGATTGTATCTGATTGATAGTTTTTATCTGGATTGACAAAGTTTACTTGTACTCTATTAAACTTTTCATTTTTTCTTGAACTTGATACTTTAATACCACCAATAATATTATCTTCATCTAATGTTAAAACACTTGATCCTGTAGTTTCAATTATAAGTTTATATTTTCCTTGTGTATAAGGTAGAAAACCTCTCATGCCTTTTAATATTGTTCTAGTATTATCAATAAGTTTTTGTCCTGTATCAATAACAGCATTACAATCAAATAAATTTATTTGAGACCCCCCTGAGTATGGTGTGACTTGAGTTACAGCAGTTTGACTAGCAGAATAAAAAGTAGGAATATCTATATCACCAATGGGAATCCCTTTGCCATATCGTGTATTGGTTAAATAATCTAATAAACACCAACTAGGATTACTAGAAAATGCTGCTGATTGTGCAACACTACTTGAATTATAAGCTACAACTTTTTTACCTTGCACTATCGCTTGTATATTTGGAATACCTGTATATTTATCATTATCCCATGTAAATCTAAATGCTATGTAGCATAATCCAGATAGTTTATGATTGCTTGTCCAAGAACTTAGAGTAGTAAGCAAAGAACTAGCTGATTGATCGTCAGTACCATAAAAGGGTTGAACTTGGATTGTAGTACCAAACTTACTATCATTTGATGTGATTGTTGTACCATTTGCAATACTTGCAGAAAATGTCACAGCACTATCATTAACAATTATGCTTGTAATGGCATTAACTTCCCCTTCACATAAAACAATAGCACCATATAAATATTGATTATCTGTTCCAGATGTTTCTAAAAAAACTCTTGTTCCCCCTACTTTTCTTGTTCCATATACAACAGGAATATTTGCATTATTAGATTGTTTATTTAGCAATACTCCTTGTGCTTCAGTATCTTGTTGAAATTCTGGTACTTCAGGTTTAGGTGCTAACCAAGAAATTGCTTTTGATATTGCAAAACCTGTAATAACACTTTTTGCTAAATAGGTAATAATTGGTATAAAAAATCCCATTACTTTCTACCCCAAATTAAATCTTGAACTGTTAATGCAGAAAATTCCATGCCTTTATCACTAGAAAAAAAGTTTTGTTGACTGCCCTCATTTGTTTTTCTACCAGAGACTCTACTAAAATCAGCAAAGTGAGAAGTACAACTTAATATCAATCTTGCTTTATCTGTGTCTATACTAAAACTTTCAATAAAACCTATGTCATAATTAAAAGTTCCAATTAAAGCATCTGAACTATTTAGAAGTCCAATATCTATTGTGACTTCATCATTAGAAACATTATTGTTTAAAACAATAGAAACAAATGCACTATCTACTGCTGAGAGTTCAATTTGAAAATTACCTACATCAAGTTCTGATTTTTCAGCTTTACCACCAATAGATATTAGATGTCCACTAGATGTATAAGTATTTGAATTATGGGTAATATCTTTGTAATGGTTTGTAATTCTTTGTGGTGTTGGGAATAATATTTCTATAAGTACAATGGGTTTTATATTCTGATTTTGTAATTCAGTTGTAATTGCACTAGATAATCCTCTAGTCATTACAATGCCTCAATAAAATCTACTTCGTATCTAAATGTATCTAAGTTATCTGTTGTAAACTGTTGTATATCGCTTGTTAGTCTAACTGTAAACTCTACTCCATCATAAGTCACAGCGGCATTATCTGATATTGCTGATCTTAAAGGTGGCTCAATAGTAAGTGTAGCTTCATTACTTCCATCTGCTGTCACATCTGAAACTACCATGTAAACTTTTGTATCACCTGCAAATTTTACTAAATCTCCTGCTTTCAATGTCCCTGTCATAGCATCTACAGTTATTGTTGTATCTCCTGCTGTATGTGCGTTTTTTACTAATACAGTTCCAGATACATTTCCTTTTGCATTTTTAATATCTGGTAAAGATATTTGGAATGTTTCTTTTTGTGATCTTTGTTTCATAACAAAAGCAAAAACAGGTGCAAAGTCTGATCTACTTAAAGCAGAATAACTTGCAGAAAATTTAAATCTTTGACCATCTATTTGTGTAGAAAACATTTTTCCACTATCAGTAGTTGATACTTTTGTTCTTTGCTCTGATCCAAAGTTTATGGATCTAAATTCAGGTGATGTTGGATATGTGCCACTCATTAGACTAATGCCTCTTTACCTTGTCTGTTCAAAGCATCATTTATAACATTGATTATGGTGCTTCGTCTATTTGTAAGTAATTCATCTACTCCTGTTGCATCTACTGTGTTGATTGTAAAGTTAATATTTGTAGATCCACCTGTTTGATTATTTGGTACGATAGTTCCAGAAGATTGAGGAATAAAAATTTCACGACCTGCTTCACCCACCGATACAGGCATACCCGCATTTACTCTACCACCAGATGACCTTGTAGGTAATAAACCACCAATATTAAATCCAAATATATTACCACCAAACAATCCTGCTACTTTTTGTATAGCTATCAATGCTTGTTGCTTTGCAATCATTCTAGCTATGTCTGCTATGACAGATCTTGCAAAGTCTTTAAAAGCAAACTTTCCTGTCATGATGCTATTAGCTAGAGTATCAGCAAAACCATTAAATGTGTTAGTGAATAATTGATCAAGTTGTTTTGTTGTATTTCCTGCATCTTCAAGTGTTTTTGTAAATTGTGGAAATTTCTCTTTAAGATCATCTACTTGTTTTCCTAAATTATTAAATCTTTTTTTATGTGCAAGAGTAGGAAATAAATCTATAAAATCATTATCAAGTAATCCTACAACTTCTCTAAATGCTTCTACTTTTTCAGTTCCCTCTTTAGCAAATTCATTTGTTTTATCTATACTTTTAGACATTACTGAATTAAATCCACTAAGGCTTTTTGACATAGAGTCGATAAAAACCATATTTTGTTCTTGGTCAAATACAAATAAACTTTCTTGTAGCCTTAAAACTTTTGAAAGCAAAGTTTTATATCGTTCAACTTGTGTACCTATTTCTGGAAACATTTTTAATAATTCAGAATTTGGACTAACTGTAAAATCTAAGATATTATTTAAATCTATTCCTGCTTGTTTTAAAGAAGGTGCTAAAAATTCCATTTCCTTTGTAAATTCTGCTATGTCAGCTTTCGCTTTATTTACTTCTTCCATATCAACTAAAGGTCTAGTTAAACCTGCACTTGATTTATCAATTATATCTTCTATTTGCCCCATTAAAAAACTAACAGCACTAAATGCAAGAAATCCTTTTTTACCAAATAATAATGCTGCAATTATTCCAGATGATTGAACAAATGTAGGTAGTGATGTAAACCCTGTAATTGTAGTTCCAAACGCATCAGCAATAGTTTTTACAGCAGGTGCTACACCTTTAATCGTATTTGATGTTTTTGTAATAGCACCTGCAAAATTTTCACCTATAGCTGTTGCAATATCTCTTATTTGATCTTCATTTGCTTCTAAAAATTGGTTGAGATCACCAAACTCACCTTTAAGTTCATCAAAAAATCCCTGTGCTACATCTTTTTGAAAATTAAAGAACTTATCACCTAACATGGATATAGTTCCTTCAAGTGTTGTTGCTAAATCTTTTGTTGCACCTGCAAACCTTCCATTACCAGAAAATAATTCTTCAAATCTTTTTACTGTTTCTTCTGCTGAAACTTTTGCACCTGCTTCAAATCCTAATAAGGCTCTAACACCCCTTTCTCTAAAAAGATCTGCCGCACCTATACCACCTGCAAATGCTCTTTGGATTTGTGAAGAAGTTGTTTCAAAATCAAGTCCTGTAACAGCGGCAACATTACCTGTGATTTCTAAAACTCTATTAAGATCGTCTGCATCTTTTGCAACAACAGCTAGATTTCCAGATGCTCTTGAAATTTCTTCTAATGAGAATGGAACTGTACCTGCAAACTTTGCAAGATTATCAAATGCTTTTGAGCCTTCTTCTACAGATCCGAATAGAAATTTAAATCTTATGTTTAGACTTTCTACTTCTTTACCAACATTGACAAATGACCTTATTGCTAATCCTGCACCTAATCCTACAAAAGCAGATCTCAAACTAAATACTGATTTTCTAAGATTTCCTAATCTTGTTTGAACTTGTGATAATGCTTGTTTTGATTTATCTCTTGCAAGGATATCAATATTTAGTTTTTTTGTAGTCATTATCTTCTTTTACCTTGCATCTTTGCTTTATTCAATGCTTTTTGTTCTTCTTCATGTTTTAAAGTATAATAAGCTATCCAAGTTGTAAATTCTTCTACAGGCATTTGTAGAATTTCACCAATAGTTTTGTGTAATTTTTCTGCTAAGAAATAATAGAATCTAAAGTCTTGGTCTGAATTTAGTTTTTTTTTAGTGCTGTGGTATCTTGTGAAGTGCCAAGAATTTGACTTGCAACTCTACTAAGAATATCTGGATCTACAAATCTTTTCATTTTGATTTTAGCTTCAAGATCAAACATTTTATCACCATTTTTTGTCAATGCTTTTTTAACAATGACATCAATAAGAACTGTCAAGCTGTTGTCAGATGTACCTTTGAATATCTCATCTTTCTCAATGAGAGTAAAAGGTTTTACATAGATAGCATCTTCACCTACTAAGTTCCATTCTGGAACTTCAATAATTCTTGTTTCTTGGTGCTTAAAATGTGTTATAGCACCTTCAAGAAAATCTTTTTTAGCCATATAATACTAGATATTATACAGATAAGTGAGATATGCCACCAGAAATTTGAAAGTTAAAAGTTCTGGAAATAATACCATCAAGAGTCACAGCTATAGAAGCACCTGTCACAATACCTGTGCCAGAATAGTATTTATCACCACTATCTGCACCTTCTGGATATAATTCCAAAGTTGCTGATGTGCCTACATCTAATGCTTCTTGACCAGTGTCTGTTTCGTCAAAGTGACATTCAACAGTTGCTGTAGCATCTCCCCTTAAAACTTTGTAGCTTTTTTTTGAGTCAGTTAAGGTTGTATCTTCTACAGTATCTTGTGTTTCATCAATAGAAAAACCAATTACTTCACCGACAGTAGTACCGCCAACTTTAACTAATCCACTTGTTCCGACATGGGTTGCCATTCTTCATTCTCCTTTGTTTTTTCTTCTACCTTTTTTTTCTTTTTGGTAGATTTTTTTTCTTCATTAAGTGTATAACCTAATGAAAGAAATTTGTCTAGTTCGGTATCCCAAATTTCTTTGGAATATCCATCTTTCCATAAAGTTATTCTTTTTGCCATTAAGCTGTACCTCTAGTAAAACTATATAAAACTCTTACCACAATTCTCACTCCACCCAAAGGGTAAAGTGTTCCCTCATCAGAAGAAACTTCTACTATTTTAGTTTCTAATGCATTCCCGCCACGAGTTCTATCAGCATCTAGTGTTTCCTCAATAACCTCTATTAATTGATTTCTTTTTGTATCTATGTTTGTATCTGTGCCTTTTGCAAAAGCAACAATCACAAAATCTATTGATCCACTTCTTGTTCCACTTGCAGTTGCACCCAAACTTAAATCTTCTCTTGACTCATCTCCTGTTGATATAAACATAGCGGGGAATTGAGCATTAGATAGTTCCTCTGGGTCAAATGGCTCTCTTGTAAGTTTTTTAAATTCTATAGGTGATGATACAGCATCTAATACTGTGATTATGTTTCCTGCAATATTCTCTCTTTTACTCATTGTAATATTTTACCAATTTTACTATTAAATACTTTTACTATTTGATTTTCTTCTTGTCTATTAATACTAAAGAATGGTCTAACAACTCTACCTTTTCCTGCACCTGCAATATCATGGAAAAATGCTTTTTTATTTTCTGCTTGTCTTCTAAAAAATAAAGATGCTTGATTCGCAGTTATTTTTGTTGTCATAGATGAAAGCATCTTACCGCTAAAATTTAGGTCTGGTTTTGTTGATCTTCCTTTAGATGCTCTAAATTCTCTATAGCCACCTTCAAAAAATTTATATACAGGTTTTGATTCTGGTTTTGTATTGAAAAAAAATGGTTTTGTAGAATATGGTGCAAATGGTGATCCATTAACACTTTTACCCTTTTCTGTTCTAATCCTTATATTTCTAATTTGAATTGCAGATACATTTGCAAGAATTTCTTTGATGGTTCTTGGAAATTTTCTTTGTATTTCTTGTATTTCTTTTTGAAGCTGTATCGTATTAGATTTGATCCTAACAGAAGCAACCATTATCTACATACGCATTCGCCATTACAAAATTCACACATTTTCTACCTCTGCAATCTTAACATATGAATTGGCTCTTTCTCACTAGCTTGGATTGTACCACTACTGTCCTCATCATATTCCACACCATCTCTTAGTACCGCTTGAAATTCTTCATTATATTTTTGTCTATAAAAATCCATTTTGTTTTGAAAAGCATCTTTGCCATCTCCACCATCAGGATCTTTGAACTTTGATAGTATTGGGTAAATATACTCTGCTAATGCTTTATAAATAATTGATCTTTTCCATTGGGCATCAGTGAGTTTACTGTTATCCATTTCCAAAGTAGTAACTTTAGTAATATCTTTGTATCTAACTGTATGGCGGTATCTCTCCCACCATTCTTCTCTAATTTGTCTTAAAACATCATTTTCTGCGAATTGTAATTGAGTATCAAAATTTGTTATTCCAAATTCGAGTATATCAGGTTGGTAAGATGTAATATCTGAACTACCTACTGTGAATACTGATGTTGCTGCCATTATTTATCTTTCTTTTTCTTTGGTTTCTCTACCTTATCAACTTTAGGCTTATCTTCAACAGGTTTCCAACCACGCATTTCCCAAATCTTTTTATTTTTTTCATAATCTATTTGTGATCTTTCAATAGTTTTTTTTCCATTAGTAAGTTTCATGTTTGCCTTTCTAACAGGTGGGGAATTAACCCCACCCATAAAGTATTATTACTGGATTGATGAGTCTGCTATTACTTCAATACCATATGAATCATGTAGTTCACCAACACCATAAACTGCTGTTGCTACAATCTCATCTGCTCTTAAAGAAGCATCTCTTTGTGTTTCAATCTTAATGTCTTGCATCATAGCTAGAGCAAGTGCATCTTTGTGGAACATTCCACCTTTATAGTCACCTGCTGTACCTGTGTTGTCCATGTTGCCTGTTTCAAAGATTTTGATACCTGCTAATTGTCCAATAAAGCCATTTCTTAATGCTTCATTAGATAAATCATGGTCTAAACCTGCAAAGGTATTTGTTAAACCTGATTTGAGGTCATATGCAACTTTTGGGTGTAATACAAGATATGTTTCATTAACAGGTAAACCTGCTGCCCTTAGTGTTGATGCTGCATTAAATACAGTTGCAGGAGTTAATGCTGCACTATCTGTACCTGCTGCTGTGCTAAAGCCATCAAATAGAGCAATTAAGTCTTGATCCATTTTCTTAGCGATAGCTTCACCAAATAATCTACCAATATCCGCAGCAACATTTCTTGGTGCTGAGTTTCTTGCTAGATCTGTTAATGTAGTCATTACTCCAACTTCTGATGCTGTTATAGTTACAGAAGTAGGATTAATTGCGGTATTAGATAAATCTGTTGCTTCGTTTACTGCTGCGGCTGATACTGCTGCATAAATAGGAACTTCAACTGACTTTCCACCACCTGCAATTGCGTAGTTCTTCACAAGATTTTTCATTATAGATTTCTCTTGAATGACAAATTGTGCTTCAGCTACGATCTCTGTATATAGTTCACTTAACGTTGAACTGGTGCTTTCATTAGCCATAGTTATATCCTTTCATAGATATTATTTATTTAAGTTAATAATCGTACTAACACTATCTCTTTGCTTTCTATGTTCTGCATAGAGTTTCCTGTCAGCAGGATTATTCATGTCTAGTTCCGAAATATTTAGAGTCTTATTCGTGTCTGACTTACCCACATTCGACACACTTCCACTCCCAGAGGGAGTTGCTGCTTGGAAATGTGCGTTTTGCGTCAAAAACTCTTGGACTGCTTCATCAACAGTTAGTAGTTCACCTTTTGAGTTATATCTTGGAGTTTTATCTTTATCAAGTATTTCTACTCTACCATCTGCATTTAATTGAACATTATCTTTTAAAAGTTCTTTAATCTGTTCTGGATTGACTGCATTATTTTTAGAAGCAGAGTTTATTAATTGTTTATCAATTCTTTCGTTCTTTAGTTCTTTCTCTAGCTTTGCGACCTTATCTGTAAATTCTTGTGATTTCTTTTTTATCACTTCATCAAACTTACCTCTTTCTAATGCAAGTTCTTCTTCTTTCTTTGCTTTCTCAGCAATAGCTAATTTTGCATCTTCAAGACTTTCAATACCTAAATCTTTCATTATGGATAGTTTTTGTCTTGCTAACCTCTCTTGCACTATTTTATCTATATCAGCTTGTTTGGGTTGAGATTGTTCTTTAGTTTCTTTTACTACTTCTTCTTGTTTTGTTTCTTCCTGTACTGTTTCCGGTTTTAGATTCTCGTCAGACATAATAATTCTCCTTAATATTTATAGATTTAGTATAAATATATTCTTTTTCAATCAATATCTTTC